TATGGAACAGGTACTCGTGTTCCATCTGTTGGACAAGAAGAATTTTCAGCGTTACGAAGAACAGATAGTGGTGTTAGAGATGTTCCTTCGTTTGGAGATACAGACCCTATTTTAGAGTATGACGATCCTGAAGAACTAAGAGATGCGGCTACTTACAGAGATCCAAGAGGACCAAGTCAAATTCCCTCAACACGAACACCTTTTCCATCTCAAACAGATGTTTCTGCACCATCTGCAGCAGGTGAGTTTGTTGGATCATTACCGACTACAAACAAATTAATACCTACTCCTGCAGATGATGCTGGTATGGGCGCAGCTATTCAAGACCAACAAAGACGTAGAGAAAGCACTTTCGGACAAATGACTACACCTAAACTTGATCCATCTAGTATACCACTTCGTGGTGCAGACGTTATAGGAACTACGAGTAAAACTGCAGATCAAATGGGACGTATAAATGAACCACTAGCGTCAGGTTTATCTGCACCATCTGCACCAGCCGTAGCTGCAAGACCTACAACAGTAGACTACAGAGATGCCCGTGATAAAGGAAATCTAGTATCTGGAGTTCCTTTAACGGCTAGAGGCAATAAAACATATGGTGGAGATAGAGTATACGATATTTCAGTAGGTAATAATACTGGAGACAGTTTTGGTAGAGCGCAACTTAACAATGATATTAAATTTGCAGCAGCTACAGGTAAAGCCCCACCAGTATACATACTATCATCAGGAAGAGAAGTTCCTGCAGACTCTGCTATTGCAGCAGATGATAGAGACAATATACAAACAGGATACACAGGAACTGATGCAGAAAAAAATGTAATAGGTAAAATTTCTGGTGTAGATGGTCTTGCTGGTGTTGTTAGAAAATCTGCTGATAGTAACAAAGCTGCAAAAGCAGATGGCAAAACAGTGTACAAAGACTCATCAGGTAAAGCATATACTCGTAGCACGTTTGGTAATAAAGTAGAAGTAGAATTTAAAAACGGTAATTGGTCTAATAAAACAGATGCTAAAGGTGAACCTGTAAAATACTCAAAAGGTAAAGGTGTTACAAGTGGACATGGTACAAAAAGTGAGCAAGATAATAGTGATGAAAAAGAAGATTCAAAAATTATTTGTACAGCTATGAATGCTTCTTATGGATTTGGTTCTTATCGTCAGGCAATTTGGTTAAACTATTCAAATAAACACTTGACAAAAGCACACGAAGTAGGTTATCATACATTGTTCCTTCCGTTAGTACATTTAGCATATACTAAGAATAACAAATTTATCCGTAAAATATTAGAACATGGTACACGAAGACGTACTGCAGATTTACGTGCAGAGTTAAAGGGTACTAAACGAAACACTTTAGGTCGTATATATCGTTCTATATTTGAGCCACTCTGTTATGGAGTAGGTAAAATTAAAATGGCATTTGGAGAATAACATGGAAGAAGATACACTTCAAGAATATAAATCAACTTTAATGTCACGATATGATGGCTTACAAGATGAAGAGAAAGCCACATTGCGTGGTTTAAATGGTACTGCAGAATCTATGGTTTTAGAAAAATTACTAGGTCCAGAGATGGAAGATGTAGGAATGATGATAGCATCAAGACCTGCACCAACTGCAATGCCTAGAAAACGTGGTTTAGCTACACGATAAACTAGCTTATTTGCTGGCTACTCATCCCCCTACCAACATAGGCTACGGTGGCCCCAGTTAGGAAATAACATGAACGAAACAGTAATGGCTGAAGAGCCAAAAGCAGAAGTTAAAGTTGCATTTGCAACACGTAAATACTCAAATGATGAAAAGCGTAAAGCTGAAGAGGAAGAACTAGAAGCCCTTATAAAAGAAAATAAAGGTGAGGGTGAAGAAGAAAAGGTAGAAGCCGAAGAAGCTGAACCAGATAGTGCAGAAGAAAAAACATTTAAGAAACGATATGGAGACCTACGTAGACATTCTCAAGAAACAAAAACATCCTTAGAAAAACAAATTAATGACCTTCGTAAACAACTTGATAAAAGCACTAAACAAGAAATTAAATTACCAAAGTCAGATGACGATATAGATGCATGGGCAGAGCAATATCCTGATGTAGCAGCAATCGTAGAAACCATTGCAATTAAAAAAGCACGAGAACAGTCTAAAGATTTAGAAGATCGTGTAAAAGAAATAGATGCAATGCGTGAGACTGCTAATAAAGAAAAAGCAGAAGTAGAGTTAATGAAACTCCACCCTGACTTTGGTGAAATAAGAGACAGTGATGACTTTCATAACTGGGCAACAGAACAACCTAAGTGGGTTCAAGAAGCTCTATATGAAAATGATGAAGATGCTAGATCTGCAGCAAGGGCAATAGACCTTTACAAGATAGATAAGAACATCACACCTAAAAAGTCATCAACTAATAAAGAAGCTGCACGTTCTGTAAATAGCAAACAGACACGTAATACTCCAGAAACTGACAGGAGTAGTGGTGGCTTTAAGGAATCTCAAGTGTCTAAAATGACGGCACAAGAGTATGAGCGCAACTCAGACGCAATAATGGAAGCTATTCGTTCAGGACGCTTTGATTACGATGTATCTGGAAATGCTCGTTAAAAGAGATTGACAAATAGAAAAAAATAGATATAACTATAGTCATACTCTTTAGTAGCCCCAGTTTAACTGGTTACCTACTACACTAACTAAATCGCAAAACAAGAAAAGACTTTAAGATTACCTGATAAACATGGCCTATCAAATACATCGTAGCGCAACCTTGTAAGAGATACACCCTACGTAAATCAGCCCCGTGAGTACATTTGATTGATTTGCATCTGTGAAATATGCTATAAATAGGAGATTATAAAATGGCATTTAGTTCCGCAGCAGGTTATGGAAACCTGCCTAACGGTAATTTTAGTCCAGTAATCTACAGCAAACAGGTGCAACTTGCTTTCCGCAAGTCATCTGTTGTAGAAGCAGTCACCAATAACGATTACTTTGGTGAAATTGCTAACATGGGCGATACCGTTAAAATAATAAAAGAACCAGAAATCACAGTTAAGGCCTACACACGTGGTACAACAATTCTACCACAAGATCTTGACGATGAAGATTTCTCGTTGACAATAGATAAATCTAATTACTATGCTTTTAAGATTGATGATATTGAAGACGCACATAGCCACGTAAACTTTATGAGCCTTGCTTCTGATAGAGCAGCTTATAGATTGGCTGACCAGTTTGACCAAGACGTACTTGGTTACCTATCAGGTTACAAACAATCATCCATTCACGGATCACCAGACACAGTTAACGCAACTGTAAATGGTTCTGTGGCAGTTTCAACTGCAGGAACAGATGAACTTCTTTCCAGCATGAAACTAACTAAAGGTGATTTTGGTAACATCACTACCAGTTCAGCAGGAAATCACTCAATTCCTCTGACTCCACGTATGCCGGGTGCAACATCCTTGCCAACAGCTACAGCGTCACCAATCATGGTGATATCTCGTATGGCTAGACTACTTGATCAACAGCAAGTTGACACCAATGGTCGTTGGCTAGTTGTAGATCCTGTGTTTATGGAAATGCTTCGTGACGAAGACTCACGCTTACATAACGCAGACTTTGGAGAATCAGGAAGTATACGAAACGGCCTAGTTATTAATAACTTGGGTGGTTTCAGAGTGTATAGTTCAAGCAATTTACCATCAGTAGGAACAGGTCCGGGAACTTCAGGTTCTGCAAACCAACTTACTAACTATGGTGTAATTGTAGCTGGACACGATTCTGCTGTTGCTACTGCAGAGCAGATCAATAAGACTGAGACATATCGTGACCCTGACAGTTTCTCTGACATTGTTCGTGGTATGCATTTGTATGGCAGAAAGATCCTTCGTCCAGAAGCTCTTGTTAATGCCGTATATAACGCAGCTTAGAGGGAGATTAAAAAATGGCTACTATAACATCACTTTTACTTCCTGCAACAGGTAACTCCAACAGAGGACGTATGCCTTATCAAGTTGAATTAATAATTGACTTGACTGCACAAGCTATTGATTGTTCGTCAGCAGATGTAGTACAATGTATTACACTACCAGCGAATACTCATATACTTCACGCAGGTGTTCAAGTTGTAGAATCTGCAACAATGAACACAGGTACAAATGCTACTATAACATTGGGTGCAGCAGACGTTGACGAATATGTTACAGCATTTGACATTGACGGTGCATCAGATTTGGCATATGCGCCAAGTGTTACACCTTCAGCAGAAGTTGTCCTGTCTTCAGCAGATACACTAGACCTGACTTTTGCAGGTGACGGTGCTACCTTCTCAGCAGGTAAACTTAGAGTTTACGCTCTACTAATGGATGTTTCAGAACAAGGCAGCACATCTGCTGCTGAAGTCGATAGAGACACATTAGCATAATAAAAGCAAATTGGGGGCTGGGTCTATCTTGGCCCCCTAAGCTAACTTTTTATTTTGAAAGATTATATAAATGGCAGAAACTTATCTAACTTTAACAAACAAAGTTCTGGCAAGGTTAAATGAAGTTGAATTAACGAGTTCAACTTTTTCGTCGTCTAGGGGAATACAAACCCAAGCTAAAACTGCTATTAACGAAGCTGTTCGATATATAAATCAAAGAGAATTTAATTACCCATTTAACCACGCTACTGAAAGTAAAACATTAACTGCAGGTGTTGTTCGATACTCACTACCTACCTCAACTAAGGTAGTTGACTACAATACATTTAGAATAGTAGCTAATGACACACTAGGCAACAGCGGTGGTAAACTAGGTATCCTTGACTACAATGATTATATTAATAAACACGTAGATCAAGAAGACTTAATTATTTCTACAACCTTAAATGGTTCACATTCAGATTCGGTTGCTACTCTTACACTTACTTCAACTACTGGTTTAGATAGTGCAGGTAAAGTATATATAGGTAATGAGGAAGTAACATATACTGCTATTAGCGGTAATGACATTACTGGTTGTACTCGTGGTGCAAATAGCACAACTGCTGCTGCTCACTCTAGCGGTGTAGTTGTAACGCAATTCGACGACGGGGGTGTACCCACACACGTTGTACGCACCTTAGACAATAATTACTTATTATACCCATACCCCACCAAATCCTTTGTAATAAAATTTGACTACTTTACTTTCCCTACAGATATGTCTGTACACGGGAGTACAACAACAATACCTGATCGTTTTGCGGCGGTGATTGTTGATGGTGCTACTGCTTTTGTATATCAGTATCGAGGTGAAGTACAACAGTACGGCATAAACTTTACAAGGTTCGAGCAAGGTATAAAGAATATGCAAACTTTGTTAGTTAATAAATTTGAGTATGTTAGGTCTACGTACCTACCAGGAAACGCTAGAGGTGGCTTTAGCTCCTCACTTAGAGTAAATTAATGCCAGACAATTCACAGGTACAACCTTTTTCATTTAACTGCGAAGGTGGATTAGTTCTTAACCAATCTACTTTTATTATGCAACCAGGACAGGCGTTAGAGTTAACTAACTTTGAGCCTGACGTTGAAGGCGGCTACAGGCGCATCAATGGTTTTGAACCTTACGTTTTTCAACAAGTTCCTGAAACTACAATAAGCAGTGAACCAATATTAATGTCTGCACTATTTAATAACTATATTCTTGCTGCTAGAGGTGAGAAAATATATAGTTCAGCCAGCACAACACTAAGTCAAAAAATTGCTTCATCTACTGGTATGACAGGATCTGGAACTATTAATGTAAAGTCTACTACTTCATTTAGTTCGAGTGGCACTGTAGGTATTAACTCAGAAATATTTACATATACAGGTAAGACAGCTACAACTCTTACTGGTGTTACACGCGCAACAAGTAGTACAACTGCCGCCGCACATTCAGCTTCAGATACTGTATCAGAAAGTTGGACAGTCAGGGATACAGGCAGAACATCCGCCGCTAAATACAAATTTGAAAGATTTAACTTCGACGGTAATGATAAGTTTATTTTTGTAGACCAAGTAAATGCACCAACTATATTTAATACATCTCTATCTGCAACAGATGTTTCATCTGCAGGTGGAGGAGAAGTAAGTACTGTAGTTACTGGGGCAAAAGACGTAGCGGCTTTTAAAAGCCATATGTTCTACGCAGGTATGCCTAACACCCCACAAGAAGTAGTATTCAGTGTTCCGTTTGACGAAGACAACTTTGCTACGGCTAGTGGTGCAGGTAGTTTTAAAGTTGACGATACGATTGTAGGACTAAAAGTTTTCCGTGAAGATTTATTTATCTTTTGTGAAAACAGAATATTTAAACTATCAGGAACTACAAGTAGTAACTTTGCAGTTACACCTGTTACCCGTAACATTGGTTGTGTAAACGGCGACACAATACAAGAATTTGCTGGCGACTTAATATTTTTAGGACCAGATGGATTACGTACTATTGCTGGTACTGCAAGAATTGGTGACGTTGAGTTAGGTACAATTAGTTCTAATGTACAGTCTATCTTTAGAGAAAATCTTACAGATTCCTCAAACTTTACATCTTTGGTTATACCTGACAAAACACAATATAGAATATTCTTTTCTAAAGAAGGCGGCGCACAAGCTGCTACATTAGGAGTTATCTGTGTTTTAAAAGGACAGAACTTTGAGTTTTCACAAATGAAAGGTATACGACCTAATTGTACTGACAGTGTAGTAGAAGCAGGAGATGTCATAGCTGTACACGGCGGCTTTGATGGGTACGTATATAGGCAAGACCAAGGCGATACATTTGACGGTACATTAATTCAAGCTAAGTATCGTAGTCCAGATTTAACTTTCGGTGATCCTGGTGTGCGAAAACATATGCAAAGAGTAAATATTAACTACGCACCTGAATCAACTATTGATGCAGATATGTTTGTACGCTATGATTACGAAGATGCAAACTCCACACGACCTGCAGCGTATGCGTTAGATAGTTTAAATGTAGGTGGTGTTTATGGGTCTTCAGTCTATGGCACATCTGCGTATGGCGGTCCGTCATCACCAATCGTTAGAAAATCGGTAGAGGGTTCAGGCTTTGCTGTAGCATTAAGAGTAGAAGATGGGGCTAATTCAACTGGTCCATATTCATTAAAAGGATTTCAAATGGAATATCAATTAGGGGCTAGAAGGTAATGGGAGCAACCTACACAAGACAATCAACTTACGCAGATGGAGATACCATAACTGCGGCACATACGAATGATGAGTTTGACCAACTCTTAGCTGCTTTCGCATCAAGTTCAGGACACACTCACGATGGTACAGCAGCAGAAGGTGGACCTATTACATCATTATTAGGTAACACACTTACTTTTGGTGCAGCTACTGCAGGTACAGACATTACGATTACCTTTGACGGTGAGACTAATGACGGTGTACTTAAATGGATGGAAGACGAAGACTACTTTGAGTTTTCAGACGACATACTTGTAGCATCTACAGAAAAACTACAGTTCCGTGATACCGCCATATACATTAACTCATCCACGGATGGTCAACTAGATCTCGTAGCTGATACAGAAATACAGATAGCTGCAACAACTATAGACATAAATGGTGCAGTCGTTGCTAGTGGTGAAATTGCTGCAGCGTCTTTAGACATTTCAGGAGACATAGACGTTGATGGTACATCAAACCTTGACATAGTTGACATTGACGGTGCAGTTAATATTGCTGCTGAAGTAACGATTGCTTCTACAAACAAAATACTTTTTAATGATTCTAGTCAGTTTATTCAAGGCTCTAGTGCAACAGTTTTATCTATTGCAGCAACAGACGAGATTGATCTAACAGCTACATCTATTGATATAAATGGTGCAGTAGATGTGTCCAGTACATTAGCTACAGGAGGTTTATATACTGCAGGTGCAGGTATTACTTCTACTGCTTCAGCTAACACATTAGGTGCTACATCATTTAATGACGCTGACATTACTAATGTAGGAAGCATTGCACTAGATACCATTACTTCTGATGCAACAGACATAACAGTAGATGCTGCAGGAGATATTATACTTGATGCTGGTGGAGCTAATGTACTTATCAAAGACGATGGAACAACTGTACTAGACATAAATAATTCTTCTAGTGATGTTAATTTAACAGTTTCTGTTGCTGATAAAAACTTTGCTATTAAAGGTACAGATGGATCAAGTGCAATTACTGCATTAGACATTGATAT